GCTTTTAGTGCATCACCACAGCATTCCCTGCCGGGCCGCCGCGATTCATCTGGTCATACAAAACAACCGCTGACGCAACAAAATCATCGACATCCTTCACCAGCCGATCCCTCCGTTCGACGATCTCACGGTAATATTCAGAACTGTGGCTGCGCATACGGGCCACCAGCAAAGGCGGCATCGCCTTTTCGATCGCCGGTAACAGAGCCTGCATTTTTTCAACAGCATCAGGGGTGTCTTTATCCAGCCAACGGAAAATTTTCTGGGTATTACGGGCCAGGGCTTCCGGATGGCTGTCGTCATACAGTTCCGGGAACGTCATTCCCAGCTCGAAATACGCTTTGGTAATTTTCGCAGCCGGTACTTTTTCGCCGTCCGGATGCGCCCAGGCATTCATTGCCATGCGGATGTGTTCATGCTTGATTTTCATGAATCACCCCCGCCTCTGGTTGTGTGTTAGCCTGATACTCGACAGGTAAGCCGTCGGTTGGGTTGGGATAAGTACTGCCATCAATCTCGTGCGGAGTTACTATCCAGCCTGTTGCTTCGCACCAGCGTAAAATTTTTTTCCCCGTAAGTTTCGCCCGTCCGGTAATGACATGGCTTACCATCCCTTGGGTTACCCCAACAATTTCAGCAAAATGCTTCTGAGTTATACCGGAATGATGCAAATATTCTCCAAGATTCATTGTTCACCTCATGTGATGTCATCACGATCATTAATAGCATTGTTATTTTTAAAAGTAAATAGCATCACTATTTCAAAGAGATTAATAATCTTATTAGAATTGAAGGTATGAAAAGAAAATCCCTGTCAGAGATCGACCTGCAAGCCGCCCAGAGACTGAAAGAAATCTGGACGGCGAAAAAAAATCAACTAGGGTTAACCCAAGAGCGTGCGGCAGAAATTCTGGGATTTTCGACACAGGGAGCTGTAAGCCATTATCTAAATGGTCAGACACCTTTAAATCTTGAGGCTGTTATCAAGTTCGCAGGGTTGCTGCAAGTTCCTCCCGAGTCAATCAGACCAGATATGGCCGAGTTGTTACAAATTGTAAGGATGTATCCCCAAGAATCTGGGGAGGACAATGTTGTCACTATATCTGCAGATATGGAACAATCGGAAAACGAACTTCCGTTTAATATAGACCCCATGGAGCGGGATTTGCTCCAGACGTTCAGGGCTTTCCCCAAAGAAGATAAAGAGAAAATGCTTAAGGAAATGAAGGAGAAAAAAGAATCAATTGAAGAAATCGTTGCGCGATGGCTAGCTGCGCAAAAGGGTCGTCGCGCCTAATCTGAGGAGGTAAAAACATGAGTACAGCCCTTTCCCCGATAATTTCTGAATTTGAAACAGTCGAACAAGAAAACAGCTATAACGAATGGTTGCGAACCAAAGTGGCAGCAAGCCTCTCAGATCCCCGTCCTGCAATTCCACATGACGAAGTAATGGCTGAAATGGAAAACCTTATTGCTCAATTAGCTGCAACGAACAGGAGTGAGTAATGCTGCCCATTTTATGGCTACCTTCTGCACGTGATGATTTACGTCAGATCGTAGCCTATATTGCTAAGGAAAACCCTCCCGCTGCACGTAGACTAAAAATACGCATTGAAACATCAGTTTTGTCACTTACTGAACACCCTTATCTGTACCCACCGAGCGAAAGAGTTCCAAGTCTTCGTGAGATAGTGACTCATCCTAACTACATAATACTTTACCGAGTAACAGCATCTAACATCGAGATCGTAAATGTAGTTCACTCACGAAGACAGTATCCAAACAAAACCTGTTAATCCTTCCTGTCAACAACCACCTTCGGGTGGTTTTTTTCTTGCCACGATAATAGCACTGCTATTTACATAATTAAATAGTAGTGGTATTGTTCATTCATCAACCCACCCCGCCCCACAGAACGCCAGGCAATACTTCGAGTTACCCGGCAGTGGTCAGGGGTTAAGTAGCCAGCCCGAGGCGTAAGAACATGACGGCAGGGTTCAACTTTAATAACTATGCAGCAGGTTTTTGTTCCGCTACCCCGGCGTTAAGGGGAAATGAGGTCAGCATGGATACTATCGATCTTGGCAACAGCGAATCTCTGGTATGTGGCGTGTTCCCCAACCAGGACGGTACGTTCACCGCGATGACGTATACCAAAAGCAAAACGTTTAAAACCGAAAATGGTGCCCGTCGCTGGCTGGAAAGAAACTCAGGTGAGTGATATGGATTTCGACACAATCATGGAAAAGGCTTACGAAGAATACTTCGAAGGTCTTGCCGAAGGCGAAGAAGCTCTCAGCTTCAACGAATTTAAACAGGCGCTTTCCAGTTCGGCAAAATCTAACGGCTGATAAGCGAAACAGCACCGCGAGGAATCAGTATGCAGAAACGAGAACCCGTCATCATCGCGCCAGACTATACCGATGATGAACTTTATGAGTGGATGCGCCAGAAAATTAATGCAGCGCAGGATCTGAAATGGGCCAATGAAGCCAGGACTAAGCAGGCTGAAAATCTGTCCGCTCTGGAGCAGGATATCACCAGGCTGGAAAAAGCAGCGGCATTAAGCATTGCCAGAATGGTTACATACCCACGTTAATAGCTAACCAACGAGGCTAATAATGGAATTTAAAGATTTACCAATGCCATTCCAGGAAATGGCAGCGAATGTGGTTCGCTCTCAACTGGCGACTCTTGACCTGAGTACTGTAGAAAAGGAAACCATCGATACTATATCCGGTAACGTGCGTCGTGCCTTTATAGGTCTGTATGAAGAGAAGCGCCTATTCGGCGGACAGAATTCGCCTGAAAACAAGAATCAAGCAAATGATGAGAAGCTGAAACACATTATCGCCTTACTTTTGGAAGACGCAAAACGTCTACAGCAACTGGAACCAAATGCAGGCACAGAGGCCCGCATTTGGATTGCCATGAAATCACTCAAATGTGAAAGCAGTGATTATTTCAAAACAACAATTAAAACTACTCAACTTTCGGGAGAGCTACTGAAGAAATTGCCATAAGAGCATGGTCTTTCTCTTGTTCTGCAAGATGAGCATTAATACCTGGTATGGTTTTTTCAAATTTATCTATCTGTTGAATAACAACTTCGCGGTATACGTTTGTTTTTGTACCACCAAGCGCAGCCGTTAATGCAGAAAGCATATTTAGTATCATATCAGTGCGATATGAAAGAATCCTGATAGCTTCATCTTGTTTTTCAATAATAGATTGCAGGGCCTCAATTTGCTTTTTATCCATTTCACCCTCCTGAGGGTTGGTAATTAAGGAGTTCTCCACGGGTCAGGTGGAGTGCGTGCGCCGGACACGGGTGAACATCCGGCACTGACAGTTTACTGAAAGGATATGTCCCTGAAAAGTCAGGGCATAACGCGAAAGCGCACGGCGAAATTGGTCTCTCTGTACGGTGTCGTTAAATTTAGTTCGACCGTGCGCTTCCGGTTGTGGCACTCCGCGAAATGGCGCGGCGGTAAGTATGGCGGGGTTATTCCTTCCCCCGTTGAGGACACCGGGTTGTCAGGTTGACCATACGCTTAAGTGACAACTCCGCTGCAACGCCCTCTGTTATCAATTTTCTGGTGACTTTTGGCGGTATCAGTTTTACTCCGTGACTGCTCTGCCGCCCTTTTTAAAGTGAATTTTGTGATGTGGTGAATGCGGCTGAGCGCACGCGGAACAGTTAAAACCAAAAACAGTGTTATGGGTGGATTCTCTGTATCCGGCGTTAATTGTTAACTGGTTAACGTCACCTGGAGGCACCAGGCACCGCATCACAAAATTCATTGTTGAGGACGCGATAATGGAAACGTCACTACCAAACGTTAATACGTCTGACGGGTGCTTTAATATTGGTGTTCTGCTCAGTAACAGGGATTTCACCGAGGATGCAATCAATATGAGAAAATATGAACCCTACCTGCTGAATGACAATTCCATACTCTCCAGAATTGCCCTTCTTAAACTCGGTATTTTCGGAGAGTGGCGATGAACACATTATTCATACTCATTCTGACTGTATATCTCAATACTGGTGAGTCGCTTGATGCAATCACCGGCATGTACAACTCAATGAAAGAATGCATGGCTGCCGCAGCAGAACAGAAAATTCCCGGTAACTGTTACCCGGTCGATAAAGTTATTCACCAGGATAATAACGAAATCCCGGCAGGTCTTTAAAACAGTTCCGTAATAAATATCCGGTTTCATTCTTATATGCCAGCAATGGCAGGGATTTGTTCACCCTTAAATCTGTAATGAGGTAAAACAAAATGAGTAAAGTCTTTATTTGCGCCGCCATTCCGGACGAACAGGCAATAAAGGAAGAAGGTGCCGTCGCTGTAGCCACTGCCATTGAAGCCGGTGATGAACGTCGCGCCCGCGCAAAATTTCACTGGCAATTCCTGGAACATTATCCGGCTGCTCAGGACTGCGCTTATAAATTTCTTGTCTGCGAGGATAAACCCGGTATACCCCGCCCTGCCCTCGATTCCTGGGATGCTGAATATATGCAGGAAAACCGCTGGGATGAGGAGTCTGCTTCCTTTGTCCCGGTTGAGACTGAATCCGATCCGATGAACGTCACTTTTGACAAGCTGGCCCCTGAAGTACAGAACGCTGTCATGGTTAAGTTCGACACATGTGAAAACATCACCGTTGATATGGTTATTAGCGCACAGGAATTGTTGCAGGAAGACATGGCAACATTCGACGGACATATCGTTGAAGCGTTGATGAAAATGCCAGAAGTTAACGCCATGTATCCGGAGCTTAAGCTGCATGCCATCGGGTGGGTTAAGCATAAATGTAAGCCTGGTGCCAAATGGCCCGAAATTCAGGCAGAGATGCGCATCTGGAAAAAACGTCGCGAAGGTGAACGCAAGGAAACCGGAAAATACACGTCTGTTGTTGATCTCGCCCGCGCCAGAGTCAATCAACAGCACACTGAAAATTCAACAGGAAAAATCAGCCTGGTCATTGCTGCCATTCATCGCGAATACAAGCAGACATGGAAAACACTGGATGACGAACTGGCCTACGCTCTCTGGCCTGGTGATGTGGATGCCGGAA